AAATGAATTTGCCGCTAAATATAATTTAGATTATTTTGAGAATAAGGCTGTGCCAAGATATATTATTACCGCAAAAGGCGCAAAGCTTTCTCCAGAATCAGAAAGAAAATTATTAGAGTTCTTTCAGGTTGGATTAAAAGGAAAGAACCATAGATCCCTTTATATTCCACTTCCAGCAGATACTCCAGAGGCTAAAGTTGAATTTAAGATGGAACCAATTGAGGCTGGAACTCAGGAAGGCTCTTTTGACAAATATAGAAAAGCTAATAGAGACGAAATGCTTTTAGCACATCGTGTTCCAATTAATAAGGTTGGTACACCAGAAGGTGTCAATTTAGCAGTTGCTCGTGATGCTGATAAAACATTTAAAGAGCAAGTATGTAGACCAGCCCAAATGAGGCTTGAAAAGAAATTAAATGCAATTATTGAAGAAAAAACAGATGCTTTGATAATTAAATTTAACGAATTAAGCCTTACAGATGAAGATACTCAATCTAAGATTGATGAAAGATATTTGAGAATGCAGGTAATTACTCCTAATGAAGTTAGAATCAGAAAGGGTATGATCCCAATTGATGGAGGCGACGAAGTCGTTGATTTAAAGGGTCAAGATGCTGCCGAGCAGGCCGCTCAAGCAGGTAATACTAGACAGCGTTCTCAAAATAGACAGGCTAATTCCCCCGATATTTCTGGGGAGGGCAGAAATGCAAAAGGTGATGGAAGGCAGGCAGAATAGTAATTTTTTAGGCGACTATTCTTTGCCTTTTTAATTACTGGTTGCTATACTTTACTTAGTATGGACATTAAAAAAACTAATTGGTCTAGTGACGGCACCCGTCTATCTATTGGTGTCCCATTTACCAAGGTCAATAAAGAGAACAGAACTGTTTCTGGATTTGCTACATTAAACAATGTAGACCAAACAGGAGATGTTGTCACAGCAGAAGCGAGTCTTAAAGCATTTGATGGATTTAAAGGAAACATCCGTGAAATGCATCAACCTATTGCGGTTGGAAAAGTTGTTTCATTTAAACCAGAAACATTTTTTGATGCAGTAACAAAAAGTTTTTATGATGGCGTATGGGTTAGCGCATATATTTCAAAAGGCGCACAAGACACTTGGGAAAAAGTTCTAGACGGCACACTTTCTGGTTTTTCAATTGGTGGAAGAATTAAGGATGCGGAAACAGAAGTAAATAAAGCCGATGGAACATCAGTAAGATTTATTAAAGATTATGATCTTGTAGAATTGTCTCTTGTAGATTCTCCTGCAAATCAATTATGCAATATTCTTTCAATTGAAAAAGTAGATGGCAAATTGGTTCTTAAAGGAATTTCAGCAGGAGTTACAGCAGCAAACGTATTTTTCTGTCAAACAGATGATGTTGTTGTTTCAGACACAGAAGAAGCACGAGAGTGCACAGCCTGTGGAAAACCAATGCAAGTAATTGGTTGGGTTGAAAACAATGATGTTAATAAAGCAGATTCAGTACGTTATGTTTATGAAACACATGTAAAAAAGATTTCTAGTTCTGCAAATGAACTTGAAAACAACACCGAAATAAATAAAGGAGGTACAACTATGTCAGATGAAACAATGACAGAAGCAACAGTTGAAGCAACCCCAGAAACTCCTGCAGCAGAAGTTGTAGCAGAGGCTACACCAGAAGCTCCAGCAGTCGAAGAGGCAGCATCAGAAGTTGCAGAAGCTGCACCAGCAGCAGAAGTTGCCGCCGATAATGCAGGAGAGCCAGCACCAGCAGTTGCAGAAGAAACAGATTTTGCAAAAATGATTGGTGATCTTAAGGGCTTCTTGTCCGATACACTTACCAAGGCAGCAGAAACAAATGCGGCACAGGTTGCTGCAGTTAAAGAAACTGTAGAATCCTTTAGCAAGAGTGTTGAAGCAAGAATTATCGATTTGGCAGAACAACATAATACACTAAGCGAAACCGTAAAAGGTATTCGTGAAACAATCGGTTCCGTAGAAAAGAGAATCGAAGCAGTCGAGGGTGATACTGCAATTAAGAAGTCTGCTGACCTTGGCGGGTCAACAGAGTTTGTAAAGAAATCAAAATGGAGCGGCGCTTTCCTCGGTTCCGTGAACGACATTCTAAACTAAAAGGCAGGTGAAAGAAATAAAATGAGCAATGAACTATTAGAAAAAGCAGTAGCAGCAAATACTACTTTGACTACAGGTATGAATGGACAGACCATCACTGGTGCTGGCATTCACGTTGGAGCTACTCAAACAGGTGGTCTCCTAAATCCAGAGCAGTCCGCAAGATTCCTTGACTATGTGTTCGACGCTACCGTTATTGGTAAAGTCGCACGTACAGTTAGAATGAAGGCTGACACAACTGAGATTGATCGTATCGGAGTTGGCGAGAAGTTGATGAAAGTCGCTTCTGAAGCTAACGATACAGCATCAAACGCAGGCGTTACATTCTCCAAGATTTCTCTGACCACTAAGAAGCTTCGTCTTGACTGGGAACTCTCAACAGAGTCTCTAGAAGACAACATCGAAGGGCCAGATCTTGAGGACCATATCGCACGTTTGATGGCAACACAAGCAGGAAATGACATTGAGGACCTAGTTCTTAATGGAGATGCTTCTGCAACTTCAGATGACCTATATAAGGCATTTGATGGTGTTGTCAAGAAGTCAAAGGCTAACGGTCACGTTGTAGATGCAGCGGGAGCTAATATCTCTCGTGCAGTATTCAACAGTGCACTTAAGGCTCTTCCACGTAAGTACAAGCAACGTCGTACAGACCTTCGCTTCCTTGCTGGATCAAACCTTATTCAGGACTTCCTATATACACAAAGCATTGGTACAAACCAGACAATCCCACAAGATATCGCTTCTAGCGTTATCCGTGGCGATGTTGCTCCACTCGGTGGACCAGCTGGTTACGTAGCACCATTCGCATTTGGTATTCCAATTGTTGAAGTCCCACTTCTAAAGGAAACTCAGACTGGTACCCATACTGGTGCATCAGGAGATCATGGTGACGTACACCTCTCATTCCCAAATAACGTTGTTATTGGAATTAAGCGTGACGTAACTGTATACAGATTCTTCTGGCCACGTAAGGACTCAGTAGAGTATACACTTTATACTCGTGTTGGCGTTCAGATTGAACAAGCAGATGCTTGGGTAGTCGTAAAGAACGTTAAGGTAGCTTCTTAATTAAATAAGAAGATCTTGTAGAGGCCTCTAAAATTTAATATTTTGGGGGCCTTTACCTTTTAATTTTACAATGCTATAATTGATAAGAACAAAGGAGAATGTATGTCATTTTCGACATTAAAAATTGCTGAATTACGTCAGGTTGCCGAAGACTTTGCGGTTGAACTACCAAATTCAAAAAACAAAACAGAAATAATTGCAGCCCTCGCTGAAGAAGGCGTAACATGGGATGTATACCAAAAGACTATTGAAAATATTGAAGATTCAAAATTAGAGGCAGACGAAGTATTGCCAACTTTTGATCCAAAGAAGGAACAGCCAGAAGACACTGTTCTAGTAAAAATGGAACGTGCTAACTTTAGGTATGACGCAATGGGATTCACATTTACCAAAGAACATCCTTTTGTAGCAATGCCTACAGAAAAAGCAGAAGAAATTTTTGAAAAAGAGGAGGGTTTTCGTTTAGCGACTCCCGTAGAGGTTAGAGAGTTCTACGCATAACGAAAATTTTAAATGGCAGAATTATATGTAAACAGTAATGGAGCAATCCGTCAAAAAATTTATTGGGGAGGTCAACCAGTAGATGCAGACGGAAATGTTACCGTTACTGTTTACGATGTAACACAGGATCCAGCAGTTGTACCAAACTTAAACCCAACTACACCAATTGGAACTTATATTGCAACAAATCTAGAAACAGATAATGGTAATTATGAAATCGTTTTGCCTTTCAATATTACTTTTAGAAATAGAAAATTAAAACTTGTCTGGTCCTATCAAGTTTCTGGAAACTCTGCCAGTAACACATCATATGTAGATGTTGTAACACCTTACGCAAATTTGTCGGAAGCAATAGATGCTCTTGGAATAGGCGTTGATCCAAGTGATGCAAATTATAAATCTTATGATGAAATAAAGATGGCTGAAAAATATGCCAGAAAATTAATTGAAAGTTACACAAACGATTACTACTATATATATGATGATTCTGTAACTATTTATGGTAACGGAGATGATTCAATTCAAACACTTTATAAGATTCAGGAATTGCATGAACTATATGCAGATGATATATTGCTTATAGACAATCCAAATCAAATAAATAATGTTGGTTATAGCGTTGTGCCAGTTTCAAGTGGATACGGTCTTAAAATTGATAGAAACCTTACAATAGACAACACCGTGTATTTGGCAAACGGCATGGTATCACCAACAGTATATGATATTGGATATCAAGGGTTTTTTAGAAAAGGAGTTGCTTATAGAATTCAAGGAAAGTTTGGATGGTCAGATGTTCCAGATGCAATAGAAACAGCAACTATAGAACTAATGAAAGACTTTTTCAATAAAGATACCCAATGGAAAAATAAATACGTAAAGAGTATATCTACCTTTGACTGGGACTTTGAATATGACCCACAAGTATATAGCGGAACAGGAAACTTTTTTGTAGACAATATCCTCTCTGGATATGTTATTAAACAAATGTTGGTGATTTAATGAAAGATTTAGTTAATTCAATATTAACAATGAAAGCCGATATTTATTCTCAAGAAGATACGCAAGATGAAGATACTGGCGCATTAAAAAAGAATTGGATATTTACAGATACCGTTGATTGCTTTGCAAAGGGTTCGGTAAGCTCTGCTGGTTCTCGTGGTCAAGACAAACAACAATATACCACTAAATATAAAGATACGGAATCTATACAAATTCGTGTAGACAAATATATCAATCAAAGGCAAAAAATAACAAACATTAGAAATAAAAATGGAGAAGTTATTTGGTATGAATTAAATTACCCAACTAATACTCCAACAGTTTTTGAGATAGTGGGAAATACTCCAATAACAGACCCATTTGGAGAAATTCTTGGATGGAATTTATTGGCTCAAAGATCGGAGAATCAGACAATTGGCAACTAGTGCTCAGGCTTTAGATGCAGCTTCTAGGGGTCTAGCAGGCCTTATGAGAGGCGTAAAGCCATCTGGAGTCATAGACGATGGCGGAATGGTACAAAAGATCTCAGCAGCCTTATATTATCAAGCACAGGTAATGACTCATATGGCAACAGAAGATTGTATTCAAGAAGGTTTTACAAATAAGGTGTTTAACAAGATTAATACTGATCTAGGAAATTATATAGATATGCAGGCAAGATCTAAACCAAAATATTTACATCATGTTTATGAATGGGGAAAAACTGGAGACAGAACTGCAAGACTATTTACTTTAACAAAAAAACAAGAAAAAGATTTTAATTTTACATTATCTTATAAATTTAAACTGTCAAAATCTACAGTTCCAAAAAACGATACTAACAAAAAATCTTACGTTTTTGCAAATAAAGCATTTGTAATGGAAACTGGAAACCCAGTAACAATTACTCCAAGAACACCACAAGGAAGACTTGCCTTTGCAATAGGAGATAAAAACATTATTTTGCAGTCTGGTAGATCTGTAAGAGTTTTAAACCCTGGAGGAAAGCAAACAAAAATGGGTTTTGCCAATACCTATAAGTTTTTTGTTGGAGGTAATCTAATTCAAAATTCAATTAGATCTTCTGGAATTGAAAGAGCATTTGAACTTGTTGTGAGAAGATCTATAATGCTTCCGCCATTGGTAAGAAGAAAATCATATAGTTATTCTGCTTCTGCAGTAAAAAGTTTAGCTCAAAATGCTGTTCAGTCTAACGGTAGGAATATGTGATGGCAAATTATAAATTAGATGCGGCTAACGAAGTTAGAAAATTTTTATGGGAAGAATTAAAGTCTCATGACATCTTTGATGCAGACGACTATTATTCTGACAATTTAAATGAAGCCATAGTGCCAATTCTGCCAGTTCAACAGCTCCCAGAAATGAATCAGTTTTTAAGCGGTAAAAAGCATATAATTTATGACAAGAGCGGGATGACTTATGAGGATAATTGGCTAGTATGTAGCGAACAAATGATGTTTACCCTGTATGCCGTAGACATTTCAGAGCTGAATGAAATGAGGAATTTTATAGTAGATTTGTTCAGAAGAGCAGACGAATCTGCCAGAGATATCAACAATTTCATAGGAAATAACAATAAATTTAGATTTCATACCTTTTATATAGCCGATATTACGCCAACTGGGCCTTCAGAAGAGGTTCAGGGCTTTCTTTCGTCAGACGTTATTATAGAAATGAAGTATTCTAGGGATGTTTCTGTCAGCGGCAGGTTTAATTAGCCTTGCTTTATGAAGCATTTTGGCCTATTATTATACATAGAGGAAACGCCTAGCCAGCATTGATTTACAATTTTTAAAATTCCAGGAGGTGGAAATAAAAAATGGCATTTGAAGCTAAGAATATTATCGTCGGAGCAGCACCACTGTTCCTTTCAAAGAAAGATTCAACAGATTCAACTTATGCAACTGTTCTCCCAGAAGGAGCAGCAGTAACAGCTAATACATCAATTTATGATGCAGATACTCGTGAGCTTAAAGGCGCAACATTGTCTGGAGCATATGCAAACGTTGGTTACACAAACAATGGTCTTCAGATTACATATAACCCAACATACGGTTCTGTGACTGTGGATCAGCTTCTTGATACAGCAAAACTTTTCAAGGAGTCTATGGAAGTTATGCTTGCAACTGAATTTACCGAAGCAACACTAGAAAACGTTCTTCGTGTATTTGGTCAGGGAGCATCAACTCTTTCAAACGATGCACTTGGTCTCGAAGCGGGAGCCTTGGGACAGGAGCCAACAGAGCGTCAGCTAATCGCTGTCGGTTTGGCACCACGTAACACAGCTAATAAGAAGCGTGAGCGTGTATATTATGCACGTCGTGTACTTTCAGTACAGCAATCACAATTTACATTGGCTCGTAACAATCCAACTGTATTTCCAGTAACCTTCCGTCTTCTTCCTGATGCAGCATATGCAGGGGCAGAATACGGTAAGATTATTGACCGTGTAATTGAAGCTTAATACAATTTAATAACAATTTAATAATATAACAGGCCCTCAGAAATGGGGGCCTCGTTATTTGCTTATGCTAGTATTTTTGCTATAATGATATGGAGTATCCAAGGAGGATAATTTTGGCAACAACAGTATATGACGTTCAAGAAATTGAATTGCAAAACGGATCAAAGGTAAAACTAAAACCCCTTACCATTAAAGAACTTAGAAAGTTCATGACTGTCATTCAGAAGACAGCAGATGTTACAGGAGAAGAAGACACTCTAAATATTTTAATTGAGGCTTGCGGAGTAGCTTTGGAAAAACAACTTCCAGAACTTGTTGCAAACAAAGATGCTTTTGAAGATGCGTTGGATGTTCCAACCATTAATCGCATTCTTGAAGTTTGTGGCGGAATGAAGATGGACGACCCAAATCTACTGGCGGCAGCAGTTCTAGCTGGTCAGAACTAGACTTAGCCGCCTTAGAAGCACAAGTTTTTTTATCTGGTAGATGGAAAAACTTTGAAGAACTAGAAGAAAATCTTTCAATGCCAGAACTTATACAATTGTTAAAGTCTATAAGTAAAAAGGAAGATGACAATAGAAGATTCCTAGCGTCTCTGCAGGGAATAAATCTAGGGGAGGATGAAGCAGAAGAGGATGAAAAATTACATCCAACTTTTGAAGAAATTCAAATGAGAGCGCAAGGCATCAACGGAATTAAAAATGACGTGATTGCACTTCGTGGAAATGCTGCTGCATCAAAAGGTTTCGGTATAAATCAAGGATTGGGGTATACCGAGGAGTAAATAAGTGGCTGAAAATATAAATACTAATATAACCGCCAATGCTGATTTTTCTGGTTTAATAAGTCAGATACATAAAGCAGTATCACAACTTACTCTTTTACAGCAAAAATTAGGTTCTTCAAACGTTGCATTAACGCAACAAATAAATGCAACAAATAATGCTTTTTCAGATATATTAAGAAAAAGCAATCAATTCAATACGCACTTTGTATCTTTAGCAAGTGACACAGAAAAATTTGGTAAAGCCCTAGATCAGGGTAAACTTAAATTAAAAGACTACTACCAACATTGGCAATCATACCATCGCCAAGCTGGCGGTATGATACGTGATCTCGCTAAACAACAAGTAGCATTACAAAATGCAATTGTTCAGCCAATGGGAAGAAATGCCCAGGGTCAAATGATGTTCGATGTGCATGTCCCAACTGGCATAAATGAATTAGCAAATAAGACAAAGCTTGCAAGAATGGAAATGTCTATTCTGAACAAGGTAATGTCTGATGGTGCTAATCAGCTTATAAATTGGGGTAAAAATACTCAATGGGCTGGTCGTCAGTTAACAGTAGGATTAACTGTGCCGATGGCAGCATTTGGCGCTGCAGCATCAAAAGCGTTTAGAGAAGCAGATCAAGAACTTACAAGACTTACAAAGGTCTATGGCGGCTTGGCTCCTACAGCAACTGCAGAGCTACAAAAGGTTAGAGAAGAAACTGTAAAAACAGCAAAAGAATTGTCTGCTGCATATGGAGTTTCATTTAAAGATACAATTGGTTTAGCAGCGGATATTGCAGCAACTGGTAAACAGGGCGATGAATTACTTGGATCTCTTAAAGAAACAACACGCCTATCAGTACTTGGTGAAGTTGATAGACAAGAAGCAATGAAAGCCACTCTTGCTATTCAAAATGCTTTTAAAGAAAACACAGATCAACTAGCTAATTCAATCAACTTTTTGAACGCTGTTGAAAACCAAACATCTACTACTTTACAGGATTTAGTAGAAGCAATTCCAAAAGCTGGTCCAGTTATAAAAGGTTTGGGCGGAAGCGTTAAAGATTTAGCACTTATGATGGTTGCCATGAAAGAAGGCGGAATAGATGCAGCACAAGGAGCTAACGCTCTTAAGTCTGCAATGGGTTCATTAATTAATCCAACTAAGGTTGCAGTTGCTCAGTTCTCTTCATTTGGCATTAATCTAAAACAAATTGTTGAAAGTAATGCTGGAAATATAACTGCAACAATATTAGAGTTGCAAAAAGCGATGGATAAATTAAACCCATTACAAAAACAACAGGCAATTGAAACTCTATTTGGTAAATACCAATTTGCGAGAATGGGTGCATTATTTGATAATCTGGGGCGAAAGGGATCTCAAACATTACAGGTAATAGATTTAATGAAAGCAAGTACCGACGAACTTGCAAATGTGGCTGGCCGAGAGTTGGCACAGGTAACAGAATCTGCTTCTGGTAGATACAGAAGAGCTTTAGAGTCACTAAAGGCTGACCTTGCAACTGTTGGAGAACAATTCTTAGATATTGCAACAAAGATAATAACATTTGGCGACAAGATGCTTAAAACATTTAATAGTTTGCCAGAACCAGTTAAAAAGTTTGTTGCTTTACTTGGAGGAATAACTGCTTTAGCTGGTCCAATTATTATGTTGACTGGTGTATTTGCAAACTTCTTAGGATATGTACTTAAAGGCTTTGCTGGCATTAGAGCTTTCTTTAGCCAAGCAAAAGGATTTAAATTATTAACTCCAGAAATGAAAGCTGCTTCAGAAGCAGGAACTTTAGTAGAAAAAACATTTTATTCGGATGCCGCTGCAGCAAAAGTATTAACAACAGCATTAACTGGTTTAAGACTAGAAATGCAACAAATAGCAGCATTATCAAGAGCAGGAACAATAAGTGCTGCTCCAGTTATCCGTGGTGCAGGAGAAGGGGTTGGAATAGCACAATATGATTTTGCACATTATAACCCTCAATCTAAGTTAAGCGAAGCAGATAGGTTAAAGCAAACCTTCCACACATCTGTTCCGCTTGACCCAATGACAAATAAAGCAATTGGAAGCAATCCACAAATGATGGCTATGCCAGGATCAAAAGTTCCAACAGTTCCTGGACTTACAATGATCAATGGTGCAAGCACAGCAATAAATGCTTCAGAAGCAGCAAGATGGCATACAATGATGACTGCTATGGCAATGCGTTCTAAATCTGAAATGGCAAACATTGAAAGAATTATTGATACAACTGGTAAACTTCCAGCAGAATTTTTAAATGATTTTAATGTAATACTTCCTAAAATGGAAGCAATTACACAAACTGCAGCTCAATCTTCTGCACGAGTTGCAGCAGCAGCAGAAAGAGGAATTATATCTGTTGAAAGAGCTCAAGCTGCATTAACAGCAATTAATGCAAAAATGATTGAAAGAATGAATGCTCTTTCGGTAGCATCTGGAGTCCCAATTGATAAAATGACATTGGTTCCAGGAACTAATACGACTATAGCCACAGGAAACGCTATTGATAAAAATCAAGAATACAACATGAGATCCGCTTTGCGTTCTGGAGAAGGAAGAGCTGGATCTATTACAAGCAAAATAGCTAGAGCAGTTGGATCATCTGTAAGAAGAATTAAATTTGCAGGTGGAGTAACTGCTTTAGGAAAGTTTTTGCCTAAATTTACAAATATGAAAAAAGCAAAACAAGCTGCAGAAATGCTCAGAAGATTTGCTGAAGAATCAAGAAAGTTTAGCGGAACTAGAACTCCTAATTTAAGACCTGGTAGCACAAGTGGTTCTTCTACAAATACTACAGCAGAGGCAGATGTAGCGGCAGCTTATGGAAAACTTGCACGTAGAAAAAATAAAATTTGGGAAGATCCATGGCTAAAAGAAGCTGGTATGACTCCAACATCAGGAGACGATTATTTAGTACATGCATACGGCCCAGGCTATGCTGCCAGAACAAAGGGTCTTGAGTTTAGTAAAAATGCTGCAAGAGTTCCTGCTGATAGATTATCAGAATTTGGTTTGGGACATGTCACTACAAAAGCTCCATATTTAGAAGTATTGCCATCACAATTTATAAAAAATAAAAAAGCTTTCAATGAAGTTTTTGGTACTACAAAATCTGTACAGGATGCATTTAGAAGAGTAGAAGCTGAAGACATGGTTAGCCTTATGCTTTTCTTAAAGTCTCAAGGCGTTAAACCTCATACTGCAAAAGAGTTAGCAGGACGTGCTGCAGATCTTCTTAATAAACAAATGAAAGCATGGGGAAATAAACCTATGACAGAGGCTGATTTTGGTAAAATGTTAAATCAAGTTTCTGTTAGAGCGATAAGAAGTGGTTTCCACCCAAGGATGAGAGAAGTAATTAATCCATTTGGATATGATGCACATACAAAAAGACGTGGATATGAAGCAATGCCATATCAAGGTGGAGTTACTAAACTTCCAGGATATGGCGGCGGAGATACAATTCCAGCTTTGCTTGAACCAGGAGAATCTGTTATAACAAAAACAGCAACTGCTGCCAATGAAGGTGCAATTGCATTTATGAATGCTGGAGGAAAAATTCCAGGATTTGCTTTTGGCGTAACTAAAGTTGGCGCAAAGGTACGTGCTGCAAGAGCCGCTAGACAAGAAAATCTTGCTGCAAATCCATATTATCAGCCAATGGGAATTGGAGCAAACATTGGAGCTTCAATTGGTGGAGGAATAGTTGGAAAAATGACTGGACTTCCAGGCGGAGAACTTATAGGGTCTTTAATTGGTCCTGCTGTTCTTTCTAGAATTATTGGTGTTTCAAAAGCTTTAGCTCAAGGAATTAAAACTGGAGCAGGCTTTGTAAATATTATAAAGAATATGTCTATGGCTTTAAGATTAACTCCATGGGGACTTGCTGCAACTGGAGTTGCAATGCTTGGGCTTAAAATATTTAATATGTGGAAAACTGCAAAAGCACAATCAGATGCCGCAGCACAATCATTTAAAGCAAATGAAAAAATTGCTGGCCAACTTGGAATTAAATACACAACTCTTTCTGGTAAAATTAAAGCGGCACAGGAAGATGCAAAGAGACAAAAAGCCATCCTTGATGCCGTGCTTGAAACAAATAGAAAGGCTGGCGGCACAGGCGGACTTTCAATAACAATTAAAGAGTTAAAAGATCTTCAGGACAAGGCAAAGAAAACACAACCAGATGTCATTAAACTATTTGATGCTATGGATAGAAAAGATGTTGTTGCAAATGCAGCGGCATTAAAAGCGCAAATGGTTGCAAGCGGCATAGCTGCTGAAGATGCAACTAAGCAAATATTTGCAATTATGACTCAGTCAAATAAGGCTGGGCAAGCAGTTGCTGCAATATCTTCTAAACCATTTATGGAAATAAAAGACAAGGTTTCTGCTGCAACAGTTTCGGTAAATACATTCAATAAGGCGTTAGGCATTTATGGCATTAATGGAAACGAGTTAGCGGCAGCTTTTGAAGGATCAATGGATGCAATTGATTCTTATTATAATAGTCTTGTTGGAACAAAAGATGAGACTGGAAAGATTATTACTGAAACAGAAGCATTAAAGATGACCATGGATAAATTAAATGGTTCCGCTTCTACCAATAGACAGCTAGGACAGTACAATCTTGATTTAATATTAAAACAAAAACCAGAATTAAAAGGCATACTATCTGCAACAGATTCAACAGCAGATGCATATGCCAAGATTAAACTTTATACTTCTGGAGTAGTAGATGATTTAAGTAAGATTAGCGGTCTACAAGCTCAAGCAATGTTGGCAGTACAAAATGCTTTAAATCAATCAGCAACAGGATTGACAACGGATGTAGAAGGTAATAAGAGTCCATTAGCTGCACTAGCTAAACTTGGTTCTGCTGCAGCAAAAGCTGCAGCAGCCTCAGCAGCCGCATCTTCTAGAGCTTCTCAGGCTGCACAAAGAGATATTGATAAAGAGTCTAAAGCAATTGATAAAAAGATTGCTGCAATTAAAAAAGAAGCAGATGCTAGAAAGAAAGCTTTACAGGTACAACAAGATGCTGCTGATGTTGGATTACAAATTCAAGAAGCACAACTTAAATATCAAAATGCTATAGCAACTGGTAACATGACAGAGGCAGCCAGTGCCCAGCTTGAAATACAAAGACTTACATCAGCTCATCAGACAAAACTTGCACAAGAAGCTATTGAAAATAAAGCAGATAAAGATACTGAAGCTTTGCAGGCTAAAAAAGAAGGACTAGCGGACTCTTTAGCTGCTGCACAAAAAGCAGCTGCCGCTGCTGCAAAGAAAGCGGCTGATACTGCAGCAACTTCAGATAGCATTAAAACAATTCAATCTACAATTGCTACAATTATAACAAATGCTGGTCTGACGACAGATAAAAATAAAATTGAAGCATACGGATATCAATTAAAAGATCAGCTTGAGGCATTAAGAAAGCTTGGCAAAGAAGGTGTAGCAGCAGCAAATGCTATTGCTCCAGCACCTACTACAGCATATGAAGGTTCGCAATTAGTTACTAAGACTCCAGACTATAGCAAGATTGTTTCAGATTTAGCTAAAAAGAATATTGAAGCAGCAGCCGCTACTGGTAAATTTACTGGATCAGTTGAAGAATTTAAAAAAGCAGTTGCTGATTTTGCAAGAGAAGCTGGCGGAGGAAAAACTAAATCTTCTGCAATTCAAGTTGGATATAATGCAAAGTATAAATTAGATGCAAATAAAACAAATATTTTAGACAATGATTCCAAAAAGGCTATTGTAAAAGATTATGGATTTAAAGCAGGAGAATTTTTTGAATATAATGGAAGGGTATATAGAGTAAAAAGTTCAACAGATATTGTTGCTCAAAATTATTCTGACGGCGGTACAGTTTTTGGTGCAGGAACTGCAACTTCTGATTCAATTCCAGCTATGTTATCAAATGGAGAATATGTAGTTAGAGCTTCTGCTGTTCAAAAATATGGGACAGCAACAATGGATGCAATAAATTCAATGAAGTATGCTACTGGCGGAATGATATCTTCATATGGTAACATTAATAGGTATTCCACAGGCGGAAGATTAAAATATCATGATGGTGGAATGGCTGGAAATGCTATAGGAACAAACGTTGTTATTAATAACGATATTCAAGTAAATGGAACTAATTTAAGTGGCGAAGAAATTGCAAGAGCAATTATGATTGAACAAAATCGTCAGATTTCAATGTCTGGAAAGAGTAGGAGCTATTAATGCCAACAGTATATTTACCTCAAGGGTCTTTGCTATATTTTGACATATCTACAACAAGTACTCCAGACTGGAAAAAGATTTCAGAACATAACAGGTCCGCCCTTGCCCTAGATACACAAAGATTTGAAAAGGTTCAGAGAATGTCTAATGGAACCCTGAGAAAGATATTTATTGCAGATAAGAAAACATTTTCTACTTCATGGAATATGATTCCTTCATATAGCACAATGACTTTAGATGGCGGATGGGGAGCAGAAGATATTAGATCCTTTTATCATGGGATAGGTCAAAAAACATTTAAAATAAAAATTGCATATAGTGCCACAAGAACAGAAGAGTTTGTAGTCTCATTTACATCTGCTAATTTTAACATTTTAAAAAGAAATGTTAAGGCTAAAACATCTGATTCAGCACAAGAGTTTTGGGATGTAAATATTTCACTGGAAGAAGTATAATGATTCAAATATCTTCATTAGAAGCAGTTAAGGACATTTTTAAAAAGAATTCTTCTATTAAAATGGGCGTGGGCGCAACCATGTCTATTAATGTTAATAGCATGGTTACATTTTCTGAAAGTTCAATAACTGGAACTCCATACCAAACCATAAACGGACGTCAACCATTTAAAAAATTGTTTCCATTAGATACAATTGTTAGACCATATAGGCCCCAATTAGCAGGAATTAAATACGGAATTTCTGGTGATGTTGCTACTAAAACTTATGCAGATCCAAGATCAGTTGATTATAAGCCAGAATCTCAATCTGGAAATGTTGTTAAGTATAGAACTTATTATCCAGGAAATTCTGTATATTATAAGTATTGGTTAACTCCTCAAGGTGAAGCTGCCTCAATAAATATTACATATCCTAAAACGGTTTATGCAAATAAAGTTGTTGTCAAGTTTGAGATATCACATGCTAAACCATCAGCTTGGTCTTTAAATATTGGAGGCAAAACTGCAAGTGGTAGTTCTTTAGACAT